TAATGTAATCATAGAAATATAATTTCTAAATATAAAATACAATAAAACCCAACTCTCTGTATGTGTATCTAATCTTAATAGAATTATTGTTAATTTAATAATAGCTAATCTAAAAATATTATTTGTCCATGTATTTTGGTTTTCAGTATTAGGAAGCAATTGAACAATGAGTGGATATTTATAAGTAAATTTTTTATCTAATTGATGTATATATGTAGCATCCATAGGTCCTTTATTAAAATTAGATGAGCTAATATCTTCAATTAATTTAGTTCGTGCTTGTTTTGAATATATATTTGCTTGTATCATCCAAAAAACTACTTTAGGATACTTAAAAAAATCATCATTATATTTTGATGTTAATCCGAATGAACCAAAAGAAAAAATATCAAAATCTGTTGTAGCAATAAATGCATCGATTTTTTCATAAATTAATAGGTCTTTATTTATAACCAGTGCATCATCTTCTAAAATTATTACATTATTATATTCTTTTAAATATTCAAAAGCTGTATAATAAGCGTGAACAATATCTTGTTTAGAACTTATAATCGTTGAAGGTTTATTACACTTTTTAAATCCCTTATTATACTGAATTATTGTTTGTTTGGCGAGATTTAATAAAAAAGGGTCTTCTTTAAATCTAGTGCTGTCTTCCATTGCTAATATAAGAACAACATCAACATTTTTTAGAAGAGGTGCTTCACAATTATTTATTACTTTATATGAGTAACAATCCATATATAATTATTTATATATGTTTATATATGTTTATATATGTTTATAGGGACAATTTAAATTTAAATAATAAACATATTAAGTTATTTAGAAATAACATTATATAAAAAATAACATTATTTAGAAATAATATTATTTTTTTAATTTATATATATAATAATATTTATGACAACTTTGGAAACTCCAAATTTTATGAATGGTGGAACCAGTAATAGATTAAGTCCTTCTGGTTTCTTCTATTATGTTTTTAACTTTGATAGCGATAATAAAGCACTATTATTTAATATGTTACAATATTTAATAATTGCTTTAATCCCTGTTGTAATATTATTAAAACTTGTAAAAGAATATATTCCAGAAGATAATGATAAAAAAGCTAACTTAGAAATATTATTTGAAATCATTATTCAATTAGGTATATTGTTTATTGCAATATTTTTTATTGATAAAATTACTCGCTATTTTCCAACATATAGCAAGGTGCCATATTCTAAATTTAATGAAGTAACTTTCATTATTCCTACATTGATTTTAATTATTACTATGCAAACAAAGTTAGGAGCCAAAATCAATATTCTCTATAATAGAGTAATGGAAACGTGGAGCGGTAAAAGCGCACACGTAGGAGCAAGCAATCACGGTAATGCTAAAATAAATCAAACTATTCCTACACCTGGAATTCATCAAGTTAGCAGGGCTGATACATTAGATAATACTTTAATGGCTCCAAGAGCCAACCAATTGCCTGCGCAAAACAATATATCTATGATCGATTCGCTACCAAATATGATTAATAATGGTGGAGGAATGAACTTTCAAGGACAGGCAATGCAAAATGCATTTATGGAGTCTATGGAACCAATGGCTGCCAACGGCGCTTTAGGAGGAGCATTTGGGTCATCATTTTAATTCTAAAATTTTTATTTTACTTTAACATATTATAAAAATTTTAGGGGTCGTGGGTTATATGTCTTAAATTCTAGTGATTGTATTTGGTGTTGGTATTTGTTTCAATTGGTTTTCTAGGCTTAGTGTTGGTATTTCTGTTTTGTTAGCTTTATTTCTAATCGTTTTTGATAAATTTGTAAAAATTGGTTTTTTTTTTTGTGTTGGTATTTGTTCCAATTGTTTTTCTGGGTTTAGTGTTGGTGATTGTTTATTTAGTGCTGGTATTTATGTGTCGCGAGGGGAAAAAGTTACCCCCGCAGGCAAGGCAGATTCACCGTTTACACGGGTGAGTGGATCGGGAGTTGTTGTTGTTGATTGTGTTGGTATTTTTGTTGCTGGTGGTGTTGGTGTAAAGTGCTTTCTATCCCATACTTCAGGTGTTAATCCTTCTCGTATTGAAACTGATATGTCTTTAGGGTCTAATGTATTATTTTCATTAGCGGTACTTTGTTCGGATTTCGGTGCTGTTTCTTTAAATTTATTGATGTACCCTGTTACACCTGAATTATCTAATTGTTGTCCTGTTTTACCAAATGAACTAAACAAACTTGCAAAACCAGACCCTTTATTCTTTTGACTACAATCTTTTTTGCCGTACTTATTTTCAACTATAAATCTTGTAGCTATATCAGTTAGTTGTAGAAAAACCGCACCAATAGTATGATTTATCTTACTAGTACTTTTCATATAAGGATGAGGACATTGAATTAGTAGAATAAACAGTGCAATTAGACATACAAGAATTCCAGATATATACATATAGATCTCTTCCAATATTTTCGCTATTTCACTTTGTTTTGCTGTTTTTTTTTTTTCTACATTACAGTCTACTGGCGGGGCTTCAACGTCTTTATTAAATTTAGAAATGAAAAATACTATCTTATTTGAAATAATATCTTCTATCATTATTGTTAGCATTCGTAATAATATATAAATTACCATAAGTTTTAAAGTTACTGCTACCATAACAGTTATAAAGAGAAATCGTTCCTGAACAAGATGAGGTATTTTTTCATATATATATTTAATTGGCTTAAACAGTAACATTACTGTAATTAATGCGCATATACCTAATACGTATAGAGCGGATGACTCGACTATTTTAGCCCAACTTAGTACATTAGGTTTGCTACCATTACAAGACATTTTATAAAATGCTTTTGCTATACCAGAACCTATTACAAGTACAGCCATAGGCCATAAAATATATGATGCACCAATAAGTTGTTTTAAAATTTGAATTATATCTAATTCAGGTCCAACATTACGAAAATAATCAATAAATAAATAACACATTAAAAACCAACTTGTAATTACAAAAAAAATAGAATATATTGTTTGTGTTGTTTTTTTGTTAAATTTAATAGGTGGAAAAGTTTTTTTATTACTCCCGAAAAAACTTAAAATCTCATTTAATACCTGCTGTATTAATGTGTATAGTAAATAAATTTCTAAAAATAAGAAAGCAAATAATGTAAGAATTCCAGGTATATATGCTGTGTTAAATAACATTTTATTAAATCTTTTAATACTAGGTTTAGAAAATTTGAAGCCTCCTGTCATATCTTCTGTCATATCTTCTGTCATACCTTCTGTCATACCTCCTCTCATACCTCGTGTCATACGTTGTGTCAATGGTTTTTTACTGATATCCAAACCGAAACCGTTAGGCGCATTAATGTCATGCTTGGCTTTATCAATTAGCTTTAAAAGTTCAACTGGAGTCTGTTTTATTAGCACCTTCGCAGTATCTGTAGCTACAGTAATTAAATTCGTACCTACAGACATTAGAAATGTAAGCCCATCTTCTCTCGATATACTAGGTTCTGGTGTAGGATTTTTTTTAGCGTAGGCTGCTTCTCTTTTTATTTTACCTTTAAACTTATTCCAACCTAAATATTCTAGTGAGCCTTTTAATCTTTCTTGATCCGGTGTGAGCGGTTCTTGCTTGGGTGTGGGCGTTTTTTTTAGTTTTTTTCCGAGAGGAAATGCATTATTAATTATTGATGGTTGTTGCGTTAGTTTTGAAAAGGGACTTGCCATATTAATTTCTGGTGGCTGTGCGCTAAGTTGTGTGCTAGCTTGTGTGCTAGGTTTTATGCTAGCTTGTGCTCTAAGTGGTTTACTAGGTGGTGCACTAGGTAGTGTACTAGGTAGTGTACTAGGTGATGCCATAGATTCTTTTCTCATCATTTCCGAATGTTCTCCCCAATTGCCATCCAAATTCATATTAAACTAATATAAATGTATATTATTATTTGGTCGATTAATCATAATTAATATTTTCGAACTCTTTTAAATTTGTTTTTAAATTATTAGATGCGCATATTTTCTTGATTATTTTATCATCAATAGTTTTTAAATTAACCGAGCAAGTTTTTAATAAATATGCAAAATAGTCTTGCTTTGCGTCATTTTCTTTAAAGTCGGGGTTTTTTGCAATCCAATCTTGAATCAGCTTAAAATGTGCTTTATTTAAGTTATGTAAAGCCCCTTTTATTTTTGTTTTATCGCTATCTTTTTCCCATAAATCATTGTCTTTTATGTATAATGTTTCGCGTTTTGGATCGGTGCAATGTAGCGGTCTCTCAAAAAGCGACAATTTGCTTATTGTTTGTATAATAGCGTTGCTTAGTCCTATTTCTAAACCTTTATTTTTTGTTAAATCCAGGTCTTCCAATGTTAATTTTATTTGTTTTATAAAATCGTTCATATTTATTGCATTTTTACACCGTTCATTAAGAAAAACATTAATATTAAAATTCTGTTTTATATGTGTGTTATTATTTGTAATATTGCCTAGTTTTGGAACAAATTCTATTAATTGCTTTTGTTGTTCTCCTAATTGTTTCTGTTGCTCCATTATTTGTTGTTGTTGAATGATTAGCAAGTTCTTAATATCGTTATTTTCAGTAAATAGCTTCATTATCATAGTATTGTTAATGTCGCTAGCGCTAGTTTCATTAACATCTTCTTCATTATTACTTATTTCTAAATTCACAAAAGCGCATTTTTTTTTATGAGTATATAAGCTCTGGTTATGTTTATAATTTTTACCACATTCACATATATAAGATTTTGTACACGTTTTTTCTTTTTCACTAATATTTATAAGTAGCTCATTATTTTTGTGTTTTCCTGTTTGTATATGTCTCCCATAATCCCCTTTTTTATACGTATTATAGTTACAAGATTTACATTCATATAAATATAAGCTTTTTGCCCCTTTATTAATCATATACAATTATAATATAGTTATAAAAAATCCTTAAATCCTTTTCGCTAAAAAAGCGCTTTTATAAGTATTTAAAAATAAGCTCTCAAAAAAAAACGCATAAAAAATTATATGACAGCTGTTATGATAACAATTTTTCGAGCACGTAAAAAGTTGCGCTTTTTTGCGCTTTTTTTATAAGTATTTTATAAGTATTTTATAAGTATTTTATACTTATAAAAAAAGCGCAAAAAAGTCAAAAAAAGGCCTAAAAAAAGTATGGTCTGGTCTTTTTTTGCACTATTAAAAAATTTATAAAAGCTTTATGGTGTAAAACTGAAAAAAACAATATTTTGTTTTAGAAAAACCTATAAAGGCTTGCCTTAATTAAAAATGGACATTTATAAATGTCCAAAATCAAAAAAATTCTAGAAATATAAATTCGGTAAAAAGAGAGATTTGCAAAGTTTATGTGCCTTTGGCTGGCTTTCTTGATGCCTGTTTTAAAAAATCGTTATGCTATATGGTCTTGGGTTTTCTATGCGTTTTTTGCTTATTTTTTGTTTTTTATGAATTTTTTATGAATTTTTTATGAATTTTGTTAATTATTAATAATATTGTTAATTATTAATAATATGTATAAAAAGAGAAAATTTAGTGAGTTAGTATTTTTATATTTGATAAATATAAGTTTTGTATTATATATAATTGTGTTATTAGGAATAGGAGGTTTTGCGCCGAGATATATGCGCTATTTGAGAACATTTTTACAAATATATATAGGAATTTTGCTAGTTATAAGATATAATCCTTTTACATATAAAGGGCGGGATTTTGGAGAATTTGATAGACGATTAGTATTTTCATCGGGCATATTTTTATTATTATCAACTGCACTAATCGGGTCAATTGAGAAATATTTACAAAATAAAACAATAGAATTAATTAGCACTGGAGTAAGTAGTATTGCTAATATTGCAACTACTGCTACTAGTGCTACTAGTGCTACTATTTATAAATAGTTTGTTGCTTAATGCCTAATCCTAATCCTAAGTCTAATAACTACCCGTATAAATAATATACGCCAATAATATTCCGAAGAAATTTTTAGAAAATAGATCTAATATATTATATGATATATTTTTAATATAATACGGCATAAATGCTGCAACTCCATATAGCGACCAGAAAAAGAAAAAGTACATAAATAGATTTAAGCCTGAACCTGTTGTGGATTTATTATTAGCTACAAAATTTTTATAAATCATATAATAATAAATTAAAAAAGGTATAAACCCTAATGCTACGCTGTAAACAATTGGAATAACCTTTATTTCACCTAAATACCCAAATAAGAGCATCATCCAATTTAAGCTCAATATTGGAACTAGCGTTTTATAATTAGCTTTTAATATAGAGGTCAATCTCAAAGTGCTTGTTTGTTTTGTAACCTTTGCCTCTAAAAATATTAAATATGAAATTAACGTTATAAGCATAGTCGGCGTAGTTACAACCCAATCCATATATCTATTAGGTGTCATATTGCTAAGCTTTTTAAAATTATAAGCTAACCAAATATAAAATAAGGCTTCAATTATTTGGACAAATAATTCTAAGAAAAACAACTCCTTTATTATAACATATTCGGGTGGTATATTTTTTGTACTTACCATTAAATTAATTGCTAATGTTGCAAACTGAACATATATAGATACTTTCAGTGTATAATTAAAGAGTTTTTTAGTATTCATTATATATTAAAATGATAAATAAAAAAATGATAAATAAAAAATGATAAATAAAAAAATGATAAATAAAAAATGATAAATGATAAATAAAAAAATTAATAAATTATATATATAATGGATTTAACTAAAACAGACTATATAAAAATTTTGGATTATTACAATGTGCCGTTTAAAAAAACGACTACTAGCTATGTTAAGAAATTAGCCGAGCACATAATTGCTAAAAAACTTTGTAGCTGTATTAAAAAAGTTCCAAATGCAAATAATCCAGAAAGCCGGGCTATTGGTATATGTATTTACAGCGTTTTACAAAAAAAACACTTAAAAATAAACGGGTTCACTTGTAAGAAAAAGATGGTTCTTAAATCCAGCAAGAATAATAAACATAAACTATTTAAAGATATAGCACAGTTACTATTAAAAAACAAGACTACTAAGAAACTGAGAAAATAATGGAACAATCTACCATTTATGATATGAATAGTGACAGCACATCAAAAACAGATGAAACTTATGACGGACTTCCTTTTTTTAGAAAATATGGTCCTCCGCTCACCAAAAGCCACGCATATTCAAATAAGGTTGAAAGAACCATTATTAAAATATTAATGGAAAACCCTCATCCAAATATAGTTACTTATTATGATATAACTGATGACTATATTACTATGGAGCAATTATGCAGTGAAAAATCGGCGTCGTGTTATGTTGGGCTAGAACCAATGAGCTATGACGATTTAATTGAAATACAAGAGCTAATGGAAAACGTGAAAACTTATTTACAAGGCTTAGGAATTATGTATGTAGATT